TCAGGGAGTTAATTATGGCTTCTAGTATTATAGCTAGGATTATTGGGTCAGCTAAAGAAGATGTTAAACGTCGACTAAAAAAAGGTTTTACTGACAAGCGACAACGTGATATTGAAAAAGTTTATAAAGACTTAACAGGTAGTAGAAAAGAAAATGCTGAATCAATTTATGATGCAGGTGCAAAAAAAAGTAAAGCATACTCGCATGAAAAAGGTGTAAAAAAAGTAGATAAAAAATTAAAAGAAAGAGAAGATTCGGGTAGAAAACCAAGAGGTTATATAAAAAATAAATTAGAAAAAGGCGAATTATCTAAGTTTAAAAAAGGTGGTAGTATTAAAGTTAAATGTAAACTAGGTCGTAATAGACCAACTAAATTGTACTAGAGGTAACTATGCCATACGCAAAAGGTAAATATGCAAAAGCAATATCTGATAGATCAGGCATGGCGTTTCCTTACAAAGAAATGGTCAAAGAGTGGAATGGTGCATTTGTGCATAAATCTGAGTATGAAGCAAAACATCCTCAGATAAGAAGAAAACATCATCAATCAGATGCCGTAGCTTTACAGAACCCAAGACCTAGACCCAAAGAAGATAATGATGCTTTTGTTTTATATGTTAACAATGGTTTTAATAGTTCAAGCATGTTGCCTAGTGCAAGTAATAATATACTAGGTACATCATTAGAATCGTTTGAAATGACAGCTAGCGCTGGAGAGGTAACCATAACTATATCATGAGTATTACACACGCAAATTTTTTAACACAAGTAAGAAACTATACCGAAGTAGATTCCAATGTATTGTCAGATATTTTAATTGATCAATTTATTCGTAATACAGAGCTAGATATTGCTGGTAAAGTGGACTACGACGATTTAAGAGCTTACAAAACATCAACCACAGTGGCATCACAAAGATATCTTAGTATGCCAGAGGAGATGATGTATTTAAGGTCAGTTCAAGTAACTAGTGGTAGCGACCGTATATTTTTAGAAAAACGAGATACTAGTTTTATTTCAGAGTTTAACCCAACAGATGCTACAGGTGTGCCAAAATATTACGCAAACTGGGATGATAGCACTGTTGTATTAGCACCTGTACCCGCAAGTGCTTTGACTGTACAGATAAACTATATTATAGATCCGCCTCATTTTAATAGTTCAACTACGACTTTTTTATCAATTAATCAAGAATCAATGCTATTACATGGTGTGTTAACTGAATGTTTTAGTTATCTAAAAGGGCCTGTTGATATGTACAACTTATACAAAGGGAAGTACAATGAAGAAGTACAGCAGTTTGCGTTGCAACAGATGGGACAAAGGAAACGAGGGCAATATACAGATGGTGAACCAAGAATACCCGTTCCATCACTTTCACCAAATGTTAAAGGAGCACAATAATGGCAATAACAACTAATGCAATATGTAATTCATTTAAAAAAGAATTATTGGAAGGCACACACAATTTTAAACAAAGTGGTGGCAATAGTTTTAAATTAGCACTTTACACAAGTAGTGCTACTTTAGGTAAATCAACCACATCGTTTACAACAGACAACCAGGTATCAGCCACAGGTCAATATGCCTCTGGTGGCAGTGCTTTAACAAACGCGGGCACATCCTTATCGTCTGATACAGCTTTAGTTGATTTTGCGGATTTATCTTTTACAGGTGTAACTCTAACTGCAAGAGGAGCTTTAATATATAATGACACTGCTTCTGGTGATCCAGCAGTCTGCGTGTTAAATTTTGGTGGTGATAAAACAGCCACTGCCGGAACATTTACTGTTCAATTTCCAGCTTTTACATCTTCTGCCGCTGTTATACGAATAGCTTAGGAGTAAGACATGGCTTTAGTAATCAATGACCGTGTAAAAGAAACAACCACGACCACAGGCACTGGTACAGTCACATTAGGTGGTGCTGTTTCTGGATTTGAAACATTTGCAGCGGGTATTGGTAACAGTAACACTACATATTACTGTATTGTTTTAAATGCTGAATTTGAAGTTGGTTTAGGAACACTTTCTGGCGATAGTTCAACATTAGCAAGAACAACAATAATATCTAGTTCAAACAGCGACAGTGCTGTTAACTTCTCAGCAGGTACAAAATTTGTTTTTTGTACGATGCCTGCAAGTAAGTCATTAGTTTTAGACGCTAGTAATAATTTAACCATACCTGCCAAACTAATTATGCCAGATGTGACATCAGGTAAAATATTAGTAGGTGATGGTACTAGTTATGAAGAAGTAGCGGTGAGCGGAGATATTGGTTTAGCTTCTAGCGGAGCTATGACCATACAAAGTGATGCAGTCGAACAATCCATGATAGCAGACGATGCAGTCGGAGCTGATCAATTGGCAGCTAATGCTGTAGTGACAGCCTCTATTGTCGACGACAACGTTACTCAAGCGAAAATTGCTGATGATGCCGTTGGACCTGACCAGTTAGCCGCAAGTGCAGTCGTAACGGCTTCTATTGTAGACGATAATGTGACTCAAGCAAAAATTGCTGATGACGCTGTGGGTGCTGACCAATTGGCTGCTAGTGCTGTAGTAACAGCATCTATCGTAGATGACAACGTAACTCAAGCTAAAATAGCAGATGACGCTGTTGGAGCAGATCAATTAGCTGCTAACGCTGTCGTTAATGCAAGTGTAGCTTCAGACGCAGCGATTGTTGACACTAAACTAGCCACTATATCAACAGCAAACAAAGTAGATATAGGAGCGTTAGATATAGATGGTGCCTCAGATATAGGTGCTGATCTTGTAGATGCTGATTTGATTATTGTTGATGATGGTGCAAACGGTACAGAGAAAAAATCACAAATGTCTAGAGTCAAAACATACATTGCAGATGTAACTTTGACAACAGCGGCACAAACTAACATTACATCACTAGGCACACTAACAACATTAACTGTTGATAATATTATTATTAACGGCACAAATATTGGTCACACAAGTGATACAGATGCTATAGCAATAGGATCTGATGGAGATGTGACATTAACACAAGATTTAGAATTACAACACGATGGTGCGATCTTATCGTTTGGTGCAAATGATGAAATAGCTCTAACACATGTGCATGACACTGGTCTATTATTAACAGATTCTGGTGGCACCCCTACTTTACAATTCCATGATGCAAACGAATCTTTTGCCTCTGATGGTAGTAAAATAATCATGACTTCTGGTGGTACTGCATTTAACATGCCGACAGCTGATGGAAGCGATGGACATTTTTTAAAAACAGATGGCAGTGGAACGCTTTCATTTGCAGCAGCGAGTGTTAGTTCATTGGCAGCCGATAACCTTACAGCGGGTGATGCTGCAGTCACTATATCAACATCGTCTGGAAACATTACAATTGATGCTGCGGCAAACGATTCAGACATTATTTTCAAAGGAACTGATGGTGGTGCTGATACAACATTTTTAACATTAGATGGTTCACACGCTGGAAGAGCAGAGTTTAACGGAACGGTAACCGCAAACGCTGGTGTGATAGTAGATAATATTACAATAGATGGCACAGAGATTGACCTAAGTTCAGGTAATCTTACATTAGATTCTGCTGGTCATATTGTTCTTGATGCAGATGGTGGAGAATTACAATTTAAGGATGGTGGCACAGCTATTGGTACTATATACAACTCAAGCTCTAATTTAGCTATATATTCAGCGGGGTCTGATAATGATTTATTGTTACAAGGTAATGATGGTGGTTCACTTATAACTGCACTTTCTCTTGATATGTCTGCTGCTGGAGCAGCAACTTTTAATAACGATGTAACTGCTTTTTCTGATAAAAGACTTAAAGAGAACATAGAAACAATACCAGATGCTTTAGATAAAGTATGTCAAATACGTGGTGTTACTTTTGATAGAATCGATGCTGATGGCGAAAGACAAATGGGTGTGATAGCTCAAGAAGTAGAAAAAGTAGTTCCAGAAGTAGTTAGAGAAGATAAATCGGAAGATAAAATTAAATCAGTTGCGTATGGCAATATGGTCGGACTTCTTATTGAAGCTATCAAAGATTTGAAAAATGAAGTTGATGAACTAAAGAATAGGAGCTAGTTATGGGCTTCGGTACAGTAGCATTTGCAGAACAATCTTTTGCGAGTATGCAAGAGCAAGTTTTAGTAGTTGCAGTGACTGGTTCTGCTTTAGCGTTGAACGCAGGTTCATCTACCACACAGGCAAACGCTGATGTTTCGGTTACAGGTACAGCGTTAACAACTTCAATAGGAAGTTTATCTATTGATTTAAATACGCCAGTAGATTTAACAGGTATAGCGTTAACAGCTTCAGTTGGTGTTGCTAATGGTGTAGGTTGGGCTACTGTCAGTACAGGCACAGCTCAAACATGGACTGCTGTTAGCACAGGAACTTCACAAACATGGACTGCTGTGGATGAGGTTGAAAAGGTTGCATAGGGGTCTTATAATGAATTTAAACGAACAAAGTAGGTAATCATGGCATCATCATACTCAAGTGACTTAAAAATCGAATTAATGGCTACTGGAGAGAATCCAGGAACATGGGGCGATAAAACAAACAACAATTTTAATGTCGTACAACAAGCTATAGCGGGTTATGAAGAAATTGCTGTTGCATCTTCCGATGTTACTTTAGCAATGAATAATGCTTCAGTATCAAATGCTCGTAACATGACACTTAAATTTACAGGTACATTAGCTGCAAACAGAACAGTGAATATGCCTGCTTCAATAGAAAAAATGTTTAATATATTTGACGGTACAGACCATGCTGGATTTACACTTACATTTAAGGTCACTAGTCAAACAGGTTTTAAATTATGTGAAGGACATCATTACATATGTCATTCAAATGGTACTGATATTGTTAAAGATCACGAAACAAAGTTTTGGCGTGTTATAAGTGCTAATGAAACTGTACAAGCAGGAGCACAGATATTAGCTGATACTTCAGGTGGAGCAAGAACAATAACTTTACCAGCATCTCCAGCAGCGGGTGATGAAGTAACTTTTATGGATTCTGAAAACACCTTTGATTCTAACAATCTTACAATTGGTAGAAACAGTTCTAATATAAATGGAGCTAGTTCTGATTTAGTAGTTGCTAACGAAAGAGCGGCATTTACATTAGTTTACTCTGGTGACAGTACAGTTGGTTGGCAGTTTAAGACAAGAGATCAATCTCTATTTGATGGTCAAGACATTGTTTTGGATGCTGATGGTGCAGACATTATCTTAAAAGATGGTGGTACTGAGTTTGGTCGTTTTACCAATAGCTCAACTGACTTTGTTATGCAAAGTGCGACAAGTGACAAAGATATAATTTTTAAAGGCAATGATGGCGGTTCAGTAATTACTGCTTTGACATTAGATATGTCAGCGGCAGGTGCTGCTACTTTTAACAATGATGTTACAGCTTTTTCTGACGAAAGATTAAAAGACAACATTGAAACTATAAAAA